CCAGCCAGCTTTTGCGATCCGCGCTCAGTTCCACAATCTCAGCAACCGTCTTCCGCACCAGTTCGGGATCAGACGCAGCCGTTGCGAGGTCGCTCTCAATAAACTCACCGCCCCGCTTCTTTACGTTGGTCAGATCGATCTGGTTCAAACCACCTTTGCTAATGACAGGCGACAGGTAGCCCTGCTCCATCAGCATCGACACAGGGATGTCATAGGCTATGCCATCGAACAGATGGCCTGCACCTTTGTGGAGATAGCCACTGTCCAATCGATAGGGTGTGGCTGTCAGGCCCACCACTTTGATGTCAGGGTTGCACACTTTCAAATCAGCAATAAAGCGATTATATCGCGTCTCAGTATTTTTTGGCAGCATATGCGCCTCATCGATCAAGATCAGGTCTGGCGCAGGGATGATGTCATACGCCCTTTCCCAGACGCTCTGAATGCCAGCAAAGGTAATGGGGCGGTCTAAGACCTTCTGTTTCAGCCCCGCACTGTAAACGCCGAAATCAGCCTCTGGATACATTTTCAACAGGCCATTGGCCCCCTGCTCCAGCAACTCTTTTACATGCGTCACAATCATCACACGGGTGCCAGCAAATGACATGGCGTCCCTTACGATCTGCGCTATGATGGCTGTTTTGCCCGATCCAGTGGGTGCGACTATAAGTGGATTATCACCCGCTTTACTCGCCCAATAGTTGTACAAGCCATCGACGGCCTCTTTTTGATAATCTCGTAATTCAAAGGTCATGTGAAACTCTTTTTTCCGCTTGTAGCCGTGCAGCCACTGCCTCGTTCATTGTTAAAAACGTACCAAGATTAGTTTTTCTGCCATCAATATTCATCGACGCCCTCCACTTCCCTTTGTCTTTTAAAAAGCTAACGCCCTTGACGCCTGATGTGTTGGCCTTGCTGACGCCAGTGTTCGCAGACTGCTCACGCGCCGTGACCTCTCGCAAATTTACTATCCTGTTATCGCAGCCATCTCTGTTAATGTGATCCACAGAGTTAGGCCAAATAGGATAGTGGCCGTGATGCAGAAAAAAGGCCACGCGATGCGCCTGCATTTTTTTGTCATGGCCGCGATAAGAAATGCCACCGCATAAATAGTAGCACGTCGATCTCTCAGTCTTTACCCTGCGGCTCATAGCCAGCTTGCCACTGCGCTCTTTGTTATATTTAGCCGCAGCACCCGCAGCACTGACAAACGAACTGCCCTCGCCAGTGTCGTAAAAATCTTCCTCTGATCGATCCTTTGCGTAAATCAGTCCAGCCTCTGGATCATAGAGAAACAAACGCCGCATCAATTCCAAATCTTCCCACCAGTTTTTCATCACGAAAACCTCTCCCTCAATAACCTCTCCCTCAATTCTTCGCTGTTGTCTTGATTGCGGATGACGCCATGTGGGGTCTGATACTCCACGAAATCATCTCCAGCGTCTATGATCTCCCAATCGTCAGGAACCATGAAAGGATTAAACAGGTGGCCCCCTGCGCCCTCTTTACGGCTCCAAGTGCCGTCCCGCTCTGGAGTGCTGTGGGCGTCTGTTCTGGCATTAACTTCTGGCAGTTCACCGCCGTGACAAATCGGAATATAATTACAAAACCTACAAGCAAACTTTGACGGGTCATGGCTGATTTTAGACGGTGGCTTTTCGTCAAAGATGATATTGCTGGCTTTGCTAATTAGCATCTCACCCTCTGCCCGATCCCGCTTGATCCGCTCAGAATAAATCTCATCGTTATTTTTGTTCACGGCAAAGAAATAACAACGATCAATGTCAGCCAAGTGCATCCCGACTTGGCACTGCGCCCAGTAAACGGGCTTACTGATCCTGACGCCCTTCATTTTTGTCTGGGCAAAGCTCTTATCGTTCATCGTTTTAAATTCCAAAGTGTGCGGCTCTTTGCTCTCAGGAAAGCCAACGCCAATTCCATCTAAGCTCAATCCAAAGTGACCCCCGCAGGCCGTGTAATTTATCTGTCGGCCAGTGTCTGGATCGACCTCCCACACCTCAACGCCAATCGATCTCAAGTTTGACACGATCCGCTCCTCCTCGCGGTCACCCGTTTCAAACAGGCGCAGCATACGCCCCTCAAAGCTCTGTGAGCTTGCGTGTCGAAACTGATACCACAATGCCCGACTGCACGGGTTGCCTATCTGACTTCCCCCCAGATGCGGCCTGTGGCCGTTATCGCGGCTTGCCTCGTAGTGTTCGTAAATTTTCTGCACTGTGGGCGATGGATTGTATTTATCAAGGTTCATCTCGGCTCCTCTCTATTTGAGAAATGGGGCAGCAAAAGCCGCCCCATCGAAAAATAGATTACTTCTTCCACGGTGGCGCTGCCGCCACCGCTGGAGCCGCCGCAGGGGCCGCTGTAACAGCGCCGTTGGTTTTTGCACCTGAGTAGCCCTTGATCTCATTGCTGGCGCTGTACTGTCCATCTGCGGCCTTAACTGCCAGCTTCACCAGCAGAGGCTTGTCGTGCAGTTCGCTGCTGTCGCGGGGCGTCATAACGCCTGTGGCGTGGCAAATCGCAGACAGAGTGCGCTGTGCTATGTCCACTGCAATCTGGTTCGGATTGTTGAGGTTCAATCGATCTATCAATTTGCGGCCAGCGTACTGGCCCTCGACAATCTCCAGACCAAGCTGAAGATACGAGCCAGTCATAGCCTTAGTCGGCTTCTCCTCGCTCTCGACAATTACTGCCGAATAGTTTCCCGCTGGTAGCGGCTCATATGTTGCGGCTGGTTCAATAGCCGCTGCGTTAAATCCGTTAAGTTCCATGTGAGTTTTCCTTTTCTACTCTGCTACAAAATCTGCGAATGGGTTGCGGTCAAACGTGAAGGCCAGAGGCTCACTGATGTTAAACCGATTTTTCGTGACGCTCGACGCCTGTGGGTGGCAGATGATCTCTCGCTCCCCCGTCGAAATCGCACGTTTCTTGTCGCCGTCACCGCCACGAACAAATGTCTTCAGCCTGATCATGCCCACCATATCGACATTGTCAGTGTAATGAGGGATCGACTTCTTGTGCATCCGCACGGTGTATCGTGCGTAGCTTTCTTGATCTGGCAGGTCGAGCATCTCAGTATCGGCGTGGCCGATGAAGACTATGTTGAGTCCTTTTTCGTAGGCGAGTGATCCCGCCCATTCCCTGATCTGCCTGTGCTTCTCAGCCGCCGTGCTATAGCCAGCGCCGTAGCCACCGCCAGCTTGATTGATGCTTTTTGCCTTTGGATCAGCAGCCACAATCTCAGCCTCGACCATCGTCGCAAGCTGGGTGATCGAATCAATCACCAAGGTTTTGTGGTCGTGCTTCTGAGTTGCAAGCGCCTCAATCGCGTCCAGCACGTCCTGTGTAGATGTTGCCAATGGAAACAGGTTGACATTATCATTGCCTGCCAGACTGGCTGTGCCGTCCTCCGTCCGGATGAACACAGGGCTGGGAAACATAGCTGCAAGCGTAGTTTTTCCCATGCCGCCTTCGCCAAACAGAGTGCAGATGATAGGCCGCTGACCGCTTGGCTTGCTCAGTGTTTTTAGGTCAATTGCCATAATTGTTAACCTCTTCCATAATTAACTTATAATTTTCTTTGACGTACAGCTCATACCCCTTAAAAAATAATCCAGTCATCCAAATCTCTGATTCTTTGACAGACCTAAAGTGTTCAACACGATCCATGTTTACGATCACTGATCCGTGATCTTCTCCATCATGTTGGCCCATCAATGTTAATTCAATTAAACAAGCCATTACTCAATTCTCCATGCCCGAAAGCTGCCATCGTCCTGCTGCTGGCAACGCACCAGCATTCCCATCCGTTTTCCCGTGTTTCGGATGGATGTGGCTTGCGACTGCTCATCGACAACAACGCTGTCTCCAACGTCCATTTTACCCAGCAAGTCTTTCCACTTGCCCGATCTATCCCGCGAGGGTGCCGTCATTGGCACCCCCTTTTCGATCTTAAACATTACCAATCTCCCTTAAATACTTTGGCGAATACCTCATCCAAAATTTCATCTATGCTGCGGTTCATGCTGCAAACTCCAAGTCTGGGTGGTCGCGCCACCGATTTAATTTACGCTCTAACCTGATTTGGTTTGAGCTTTTGCTTTGTCCGTCCATCACAGTGACGGAGGCCAGAGAAACAATCAGCATCTCAAGCTCGACATCAGTCAGGCTCATCACACCACCTCAATCTTGACGCCGATCTTGCCAGCGCGGGTTTCAAAGGCAGGCG